TCACCACTGGCCCTGACTTTCGGCTTCTTCGGCTCGAGCCATCAATATCCCACTGTAGCGGTAAACGTCGGATAATCGAAACCGTACTCGTGCGCTTCGATCGACTCCATCCTTGAATCCCTTCGGGCAATCCGCGTCGACTTTTCGCAGCCGATCGAACTCGGTAGGGCTGCGCCCAATGATTCGCGCAGCCTCCGTTCGCGATATCTGCACGAACTTCGGATCGAGCCAGCTCTGGCTGTCGTTGCGCTGTGCTTGTCCCATTTCAACCTCCTCTCAGGCGCTTTCGAAGCGCCATGTCTTCGTCACGCTGCCGCTCTTGCTTTCGTTCGTGCTCGGCGGCGAGCGCTTCTCGGACCCCGGGTGTATGCAGTAGCTGGCGGTAATGCTGGCGGGCGCCTTCGAGTTCTTGCGCGAGCCGGTCGCGTTGTCGGCGCAGTATCGGTTGGCTCTCGTGAGGTGGCAGCGCCTCGCCGTCTTCCCCGACTAGGCCGGTGCCGTCACACATGGCGCACGGGCCTGAGCCGAACATGCCGCGCCACTCGCCGGATCCGTTGCACTGCGGGCAGTTGATCGTCTCCGGCTCCTGCCAGTGCAGTGGCTTGGACTTAGCCATCGGTGCCCTCGGTGGCTGGCGGTTTCTCCCTAGCCCATATCTGGATCGGACCGTCTTCGGTGTCGTGAATAGAGATCAGGAACCAGCCGTTACCGGTCGGCGGCGATGGCTCCCATGCTTCGAGATCGGGGTCTTCGTTTTCGAAATAGGAGATGTAAGCGGGATGGTCCTCGCTCTCGGACTCGAGCTGGATGACGGCGAACTCAAGGCCGTGTTCCTTTAGCCACTCGTCGACCTCGTCGTTCGGTACCCACTCTCTTTCGCCGCAGAATGCATCCCATGCCGAGTGGGTCCACATGCCGTCACTGTTCCGCTGGATCTCTTCGGGCTGAATCATGATCACTCTCCTGGCTTCGGCAGTAGCGGCGGCATCTGGCCGCTCTGGTAGGCGTCTTTGACTTGAGGGAGCATCCAGCCGCCGACCGTGCCGCCGTTGGGCAGGACGATATGGGCGAGGAACTCTTCCTCGAACATGGTGATGCCGGACTCGACCGCTTCGAGCTTGGCCTTGATGACCAGGGCGAGGGCTCGCCAGCGCTGACGGCAGGCCTGTTCCCATGCCTTGGCGGCTTGGGCTGCTGATCGGTCACGTCCGGTTTCGGTCTTCGTGAATTCCTCGGCGTTGCGCTCCGGCATCTGCAGGTCGAAGCGGATCCGGCGGCCGTGCATATGGAACGCCAACACCGCGGTACCGCCGTCCCATCCATACATGAATCCATCGGCGCCGTAGCGCGACAGCGTCTGCTCGATCTCGGCGCGGCTACGCTCGCTCGAGACCGAAGTGTTTTCGGCGTATCGGCTCATGCCGTCTCTCCGGCCCGGTCATGCTCGATGGCTTTATTGCGATCAGCGGTTCGCCAGTCTGGCCACGAGCGGTTCTCGTTCTTGGTGAGCTTCGCTTCGAGCGCCCTGGCGATTTCGTCCGGCGAATGCCCGGCGCGCCAAGCACCATCGAGGGCGAGGGTGGCCACGTCGATCCACTCCTCGAGGTCTTGTGGCTGCGCCTCGATCTCGCGCAACTCCTTCCGGATGTGATCAACGACTCCCTGTGCGCGATCACCGGGCCCGAACGTCGCCTCGCTGAAACACTGCTGGCGGGCGATGTGCTCGGCGAGATCAAGCCGGAAGGGCTTGGGGATACCCAGATACTCCCGCCACGGCACCTTCGCGCCGTCGACGAGGAATCCCCAGGTGCCGCGATTCGGGCCGGAGATGAACAGGGTGTAGACGCCGCCGGCGCCGACATGGGCGATGCGGTGGAACTGGCCGAAGCCGATGCGGGCGGTGTCACCCTGCTGGCGGAATCGACCGACGCGCTGCCCAGGGCGGAACCCGCCGGCCGGGTGCGGCCCCCTCACTGGCGGCACCTCTTCCAGATAGCTGCCGCGCAGGATGATCGTGCGAGCGTTCCAAGGGTGGTCGTGCAAGTGACGGTCCTCGTCCGGCTTCACGATGTGATGCACTCGAATCGAGATTGGGCACCACCGATGCCGAGGCTGGCGGCTCTCGTAGCCGTAGGGATTGAACAGCCACCAGCGGCGCATGTAGGTCTCGCCGTCCTTCACGATGTGGAAGTAGGGCGTTCGCTGGCTGCGCTCGATCAGCCAATCGGCAACGCGCCGGCGGCTGACGATCCAGGCGATCAGGTTCCAGATGGGGTTCATGCAGCACCTCGGCGGAAGTCACGGAACAGGTGGGTGGAGAGACGGCCAGCCGGGGAGGCCAGCCACTCATTGACGTCGCGCTGGAACTTTCGGACGCGATCGGCGCGGGTGGTAGCTCGCGTCCTCGTGTAGTGGTTGCCGGTTGGCGGTTCGATCAGCTCCGGGCCGCGCTGGCCCAGGGTGTCGTGTCGGTACCGGAGCGTTTCCTTGGAGATGCCCGAGAAGCTGGCCAGCGCTGAGAGAGTTGTCTGCTCGCCGGTGAGCGGGTGCTTGATCACGGTGCCGTTCATGACGGCATCTCCAGGGCGTTGATCTTGTCCGGGCGAAATCCCGACCACTCTTCGAGCGTCTCGCCGGCGTCATTGGTGACGACCACCACCGGCAGTGACCGGTGGCCGGCGGATCGGAAGCGCTCTCGGTGTTCGTCGGTGGCCGGTGTGGCGGTGTAGTCGTGCCCGGCGCTCAGCAGGGCGCGTTCGGTGGCGTCGCAGGCGTGGCAAGACTCGCCGGTGTAGATGGTGATGGTCATGCGGCCACCAGTCTGATTTTCTTTTTTGGCCCGCAGTGGCCGCAACACTTCATGGCTTCGCCAACGGCGTAGATGCCCGCTTGTTCGATGTCCTTCGTGTAGCCGCAGGCATCTGGTCGCCACCACGCATGCCATTCACCAGACCAGATCCGTACTTTGTCGAACCGTGTGAGCTTTTCCGGGTGACGTTTGATGTGGCGAAGAGTGAGTTGTTTTTGCATAGCTCCCCCTATGAATTGGTCATCGCCGGGCTGGCGGGCCCGGCGGTATCGTTACGGTGTTGGCGCGTGCGGCTCGGCCTCGCCGCCCAGCCACTCGACGAGCTGGTCGGTGAAGGTGCCGAGGGCGGCGGTCATCAAGGCGAAGTTGGTTTCGAGGCTGACCACCGGGTCGTCGCCGTTGTCTGTCTGGCTGGCTTCGTCGAGTAGGGCGTCGTCGAACTGCAGCGACTTGAGCGCGAGGTCGTCATGCAGCACCGCGCGAAGTTGGCCTTCGCTGCCGAGGCTCAAGCGGGAGGCCTGGCGGCCACCTTCGAGCAGGCTCTGCATCTCTTCGCTGTCGAGGTCGACCGCGCGGGCGCCGATCACGCCGTCGTCTTCTGCGGCGCGCAGCTCGACACGGTCGCCCAGCAGCAGGCTGGCGGGGCGTTGGCCGGGATCAGATAGCCAGGCCGTCATGCCTCGACCGGGCGGTGTCTTCGTGGCCAGCGGTGTGACCTTGAGCGATCCCAGCGTTTGGCGGAGCAGGTCGAGCACTTCCTCGGCACGCTTGCGGCTGGAGGCGTTGATGCCGATCAGGTGGCGGGTTGTGTCCCACCAGAGCTCGACACGCTGTGACCGGGTGAACGCTTGGGGTAGCAGCTCTTCGAGCACCTGCTCCTTGAGTAGCTGACGCTCCCGGCGGGAAAGCGGCTGGCCTTCGGCAAGCTCGCGGGCCTCGGCGCGCTCGCTGACTTCGTCGTTGACCACGGCGGCGGGGAGCAGACGCTCTTGGCGCAGCATGGCGATCAGGCGGTGACCCTGTATCTCGTGGGCGTGGACCGTGCTGCGTTTGCCTGCCGGTGCCGTCCAGCCGACGCGTCGCATCTCTCGTGGCGAGACCGGGCGGAAGGCGAACTCAGCCAGGGCAGCTTCGAGGTCTTCGAGTGCGATCGCTTGGGCTTCGTGGACGCGGTAGGCGTGAAGGTGTTTGAACCACATATGGAAACTCCTATGGGTAGTCATACCAAGTAGTGCGCCGAGAGAGCTTCTTGCCATCTTTCACAACGAGCGTTTGTCGGCGGCGAATGGTGAGCGACCGGCTACGACCAGCGCGTCGCGCGAGATCCATGAACTGGTCGCAGAACTGGGGGGGGCGTCGAAGACCGGCGAGACTTGAACCATTCGCTGGCTGTCGAGGTGCCTCTCAGCGGCTTCGGCGACGCGCGCTTCGAATTCCTCTTCCGTTTCATGGCGCTGCTCTTTGCGTAACCATTTCGGTTGCAGTCGTCGGGCGAGTTGCTTGGCATGACTTTCCGTCATGCCGAACACGGCGAATGTCGACATAGTTCCTCCTGTGCCCGGCATGGGCGGTTGTGGAAAATCGGACAGGCAGCACAAAGGCGAGCGCCCGGCATGTCAGGCGCTCGCCGTTGTGCTGGCGGGTGGTGGTTAGCGGCGGATGGTGTCGATCACGCCCTGGTCGCGAAGCGCGAACATCGCTTCCATGTCGTCGCCGGTGGCTCGGTCAATCAGCTGGCCGTCTCGGCACCACCAGGTGCGGGGTGTGGTGACGATCTGTTCGCCGTTATCCATCCTTGCGAGGACGTGAGCGATACGGCCCTGCTGGCGGCGTCCGGCCAGCTCCAGCGCGCGTGCGGTGTTGAGTTCGATTTCCAGAGTGGCTAGGTGCTGCTGAGCGTCGGCGATGGCCTGGCGCTGGACCGTGATCGCTTGTTCGATCACTTGGGTGGATCGGTGCATGTGACCTCCGTCAAAAAGCGCCCGGCGCGGGGCCGGGCGAAGTACGCAGGGAATGAATCCCGGTTACAGCGTCCGGGGCAGCTTCCGCAGCCTTGGTTGTCGGCTCGCTGCTGAGTGATGCGGTGGCCGGTGCTGGTCTCCGGCTTCTCCCGCGACAGTGGAGTTATCCAGCCTGTGCCGTGGTCAGCGCCTTACATTCACCGCATCGGGAAGCCCTCGGCTCTCGACCCTGCGCGGTACCGGTGGCGCAGCTCCGGCCCAAGGGCTTCCCGATGGCCAGCGGATTACGCACCGCTGGCACTGCGTGGGGTCCGAGTTGTTAAAGAGCTACTGCATCCCGCAACGCCACAAGTGACGCTCTCGGATACAGGCCGCCATCCGCTGGCGGCTGCGTCTTCAATTGCTGGCGTAGGCGTGACGGTCGAGCGGTGATAGCGTCTGCGTGCAGACCTCGGCGGCGATGCCGTCATAGTCCGGGTGGCCGTAGCGACGGCTTGGTGCTACGCCGCGTGTCGCTTCGGCGTTCCAGGTGGCGACGCTTTCGCAGTACTGCTGTTGCTGCATCAGCTGCACGTCGTAGTCGCTCGGGCCGACCAGGCCAACGGAGGCGGCGGTGAGCAGCCCCAGCGTGCCTATCGCGCTGACGACGCCTGCCGCCGGATGGCTGATCAGTTGGCGCATGGGTTGTTCTCCTTCTGGCGTTTGCGAGCGATGGCGGTCAGGCGGATCTGGTCCGCGATCCATGCGCGAGCGTTTCCCTCGCGGCCATAGCAGCGGTCGATAATCACGATCCGGTGGTTCTTGCTGGGCACGTAGAAAGCGGGGCGGTAGCCGCTGCTGGGCGTGCCGTTCTCTCGCTCCCTCGCCAGGTATTGGGTCTCGACGTCCGGCACGCCGTCGGTGCAGATGTGCTCGTCGTAGGCGGCGCTGACCTGGTGGGCCGGGTAGCAGAAGGTCGTTGGCTTGTTCATGCGCAGAGCCCCGCGATGTCAGAAGACTCCTGCCGACGCGACAGCTTGGTCAGGCTGATGCTGTAGCGCGTGCCACCGGAGCGGGGGCGCTGGAGGTGGACGTCTGGTGAGATCGCGCTGACGGTGATGGCCAGCAGCAGCGGGGCGATCCAGCCGCGGGAGATGGCGATCGCCACCAGGTGGGCGACCGACTTGGCGCCGATTCGCTCCCGGGCCTGCTGCAGCGTCACGCGTGAGGTGCTTTCAGCAATCCCGGCAATTGCCGCGATTTTCTTGGAGGACAGGCCTTGAGCGGCCAGTGCCGTCAGAGCTGCTTGTCGTGGAGTGAGGTTGTTCATTACGTGCGCCTCTCGTTTGTTGCGTTTAGATTTACCTAAACACGTAATGTTGTCAACGAGATTGCGCAAAAAAATACGCCATCAACGTAATGATGGCGCAGAAGGGTAGCGAAATTACCTGCCCATATCAGTGTTTACGCGGCATCTCGCGTTCGCACTGATCGTGGAAGCGCTGCACGATCAAACCGATGGAGGGGCTCAAAGTGGGGTCCAGCTGTTCGAGTTGGCGTAGGCGGTCGCTTGCGCGACGGAGACGTTCATCCTGGTCGGGATTGGAAGTCACAACACACCTCGCTTTCTTTTTACTGGATTTATATACAGCTTAACCAGTATAGCGATGCGGCTGGCGGATGGAACCGTCGAGCGTGTAGGAAATTGACGATCAGGAAGGGAATGCTTTTAAAAACAGTGGCTCAGAAACGACAAAACCCCGCCGAGGCGGGGTTGGACGCAGCATCCATCGGGCTTGTCATCGCCCCTGATGGTGCTGGCTGCACGGGACGGACCTTGGTGCAGTCTCAGAGACCGGTTGCCGTAGCAGTGCCGGTAGACGCCGTTATTATGGGTTACCTGCTGGTAACCCGCAAGGTGGATTTCGGACATGGATGGTCAGACATGGTCTGAAAGGTGACCCATCTGGAGGCCATGCAGGATGCAGCACTGGATCTGGCGCATCTGTTCGCGACCCAGGCAGTTCTGGAAGTATTGGCGCTTACCGGTAGTGGGGTGCCTGCTGTTCAACTGGATCAGCGAAAGGCGTTGCAGGCCTACCGTATAAACCATATCGCCTTTCACCCAGGTGTCGTCTTTCTGGAACCGCCCTAGCATAGGTAGCGATGCTCTGGGCAGGCGATAGTGATGATTACAGAGTACGTTCGGTGGCTTGGTGCTACACGCTACGATCGTTACCAGGTCAGCCCGCCCCGGCAACTGGTTGCACAGCACAATAACGGGACGACTGGCCTTGACCATCTCCGGCTCCTCGAATCCGCGCGAGAAGTCGCAAAGGATGATCTGTCCCTTCTTCGGGTGAAACTGCAAGCTCATTCAGACCCCGCTCGGGTCTCGTTTTTCAGAAGCGCCAGCCCGAGGCCGGTCATCTCGTTCTCGTTCATGTTCGGACGCTCGGCAACTTGGTCGAGAAGCTCTACTGTGGCCTTGGCAAAGTGCTGGTCGCTCACGCCTCGCGTCGACATGGATCGAAGCTCCGCCATCATTGCCAGTACGTGCATAAGTAAATCTCGCGGAATGCGCTGATCAAGGACTTCCATCGAGAATCCTGCTGCCGGCGCATCGTCGTTGCCCGTGAGGTATCCAATAGACGTTTTATATGAATCGGCAAGGATCATTAGGCGTTCTATTCCAGGGAATATCTGCCCGTTCAGGTAGCGCGAAACCGTTGGCGCTGGGATGCCAGTCTGATCCGACACTCGCTTGCCCAGCCCACGGTCGCTGCTGCCCTCTCGATATCCGTGCGCTCTGCGTGTGACCTCTCGCAGGCGGTCAGGAAATTTCGCCTCAAACCAGTCCCGATTGACGATCTTGAAATCGTCTTCAGCCATGTCTGCATCGCCGTTTAGTGAAAGCTAAGCGGCAGCTTACCGCTCGCCCGTACATTCGTACATATTGCGTTTTCAATACGAATATTGCGTAATGATTTAGCGATAGCTATTATTCGTGCGTAATCATTTATCGGTGACGCGCATGTTCCCAAACCTCAAATCCCTCATTGCCAAAGCTGGCGGGACTGCAAAAAGCGCTCGTGCCTGTGGTGTGACGCCCGCGGCTGTATCGCAGTGGATTGCTGCCGGCCGCCTGCCCGATAGCGATTTGAAGGGTGAGACCGACTACGCCGTGAAGCTGCTGGAGCTGGCCGGCCTTACGGGGGAGGTGGATGTGTGGGAAGTGCGCTTGCTGGGAAGACGTGAAGTCGCGCCGGTGAAGATCGGCGCGTAACGGGGAAAGGGGAGCACGAGATGATCTACGAAGAAGCACGCCGCCTGCGGCGATCACTGAAGCGTCAGCGCGAAGAGTGGCTGGCGACGACTCAAGTCATCGAGCACCAGCCGACGAAGTTCTCGCTTCACATCGGCAAAGGCTTTCGCGGCCTTCAGCCCATCCCATCCGACGTTCAATGGTGGATGGACGGCGATCTCATTCGCTACGGCTTCATCGAGCGCCTGATCATCTGGTTTGGCGGCGCTCGATCTATCCATCGCGAGGTGCAGCGCCAGGCCGCGGCCTATTGCCCGTTCGTGGGAAAAGCCTAATGCGCTTGTCCCTTCGTCTTGGCGGCGATCTGGTGGATCTCGTTCAGGAACTCCGGCCCCAGGCTGCTTTGAACGAGCTCTTCCATCTCGGCAAGCGCTTCGAATCTTGGATCGACGAGCTTGGGATTGGCATCGAGCTTTTCCTTTCTCGCTTGATCCTTCGCTCTGGCTTCAGCTGGCGTGAGGCGCTTGTACTGCGGGGCGAGATGGGGAAATACCTCGACCTCCAGCCGCTTCAGTCTTCCAAGAAGCTCGGCCTGCATCAGCAGGATCGCATCCAGTTTTTCATCGGTTGTGGCCATGTCGCCAGTCCTTCAGTCGGTTGTGTGAGAACTCCCACTGTAACCGCTGGCGGCATGGCCCTCTATTGCTCGCGGATCGGCCGGCAGCCGACCACGACCATGTCTCGGGGGAGCACACCATGACAGTACACATTCCGGGTTACTCGAGCTGGACGCGGGACGACCTGCTCGACGAAACCCACAAGCAGGCATCGATTCAGGCGCGCCTATCCGGCGAGCCTGGCGACTTCAACGCACGCCGCGTGAAGATTGCGACCGCTGGCGCTCGTCATCACGCGGCGATGCTGGCGCTGCTCGAGCTGACCGAGCCATTCGATCAGGATGCCGCCGCCCGGGTCGAGAAGGCCAAGGCCTGGCACCGCCGCGAGCAGAAGCGCTATTACGCCATCGCCCTCGGTACCGAATTCATCCAACGGCATGACGCGGAAGCCATGGGGCAGGTGAGGGCATGAGCCTCCTCGCCATGAGCTGGGCGCGTCAGTCCCTCAAGACGCTGCCCACTGACGTTAAAACCCCTTCACGCTTGGCGCTGATGCTGCTGGCGGATTACGCCAACGAGCAACACGTTTGCTGGCCGGGGCTGGGCACGATGGCGGAAGAGATGGGCTGTTCCAAGCGGAGCGTCCAGCGTGCCATCGATCTCCTCGAAGAGCGTGGCCTGGTGGTGGTCGAGAGCCGCCAGGACAAGACCGGCCGCCAGCAATCGAACCGCTATCGGCTGGCCGTTGGGGGAGGGTGTCAATCTGACACCCCCACTATCTCTACCAATTCGGGGGAGGGTGACAATCTGACACCCCGGGGTGACAGCCCTGACAGGGGGAGGGTGACACCGGTGACACCCCTTGAATCTTCCATTGAATCTACCACCAACCCCAACACACACACCGCGAACGGATCCGAGGACTGGTCCCAGCCGATCGATTACTCGACGCTGGCGGATGACGGCCAACCGCTGACCGGTGGTGCTCGCCAGTTTGCGATGACGCTCGACTGGCAACCCGATCCCGAGCAGTTCGCCGCGGCGTGTCTGCGTGCCGGGCTGCGATCCGACACCCAACCACCAGCTGCCCAGCTTGCCAACTTCACCGCCCACCATGCCGATTTTCCGAATCGTCGCCATGGCTCGATGGCTTGGGCGACCAAGCTCGTCGACTGGATCCGCCGAGACCTGTACTCCCATCCCCAACCGAAACCGACCGGAGGTGCCGCAAATGCAAACGGCAGCCAACGTACTCCCCAACGCCGTCGCACAGCTGCCGAAGCGAGGGCAGCAGCCGAGGCGGAACGTCGAGAGCGAGCAGGTTCATTCGATGGGCAACGGCACCGCTAGCCCCGAGGTTGTCGACGCGCTGTTCGATGGCATGCGCAACCTGTACGGCGCCAAGTTCGAAAAGCAGTGGGGCGAGTTCGACGAGCACGGTGTGTGGGGTGCTGAGCTGGCACACCTGGCGATCGGCCACCTTGAGCGCGGCTTTCATCGGTTGCGCGGTGAGATCCGAGACGCCGCCCGCTCCGGTGATACGGCCTGGCCACCGCAGCCAGCAGCATTCGCTGCGATGTGCGAGCCACGACCGGAAGACGTCGGCCTCCCGACCGTCGACGCGGCATGGCGTGAGGCCTGCGCCCACTCACACGCCCCGAGCGAGTGGCGCTGGAGTCACGACGCGGTGCATATGGCGGGGCAGACGGTGGGCTGGCGGGAGATTCACAGCACAACGGCGCAAAGCGTCCGGGCCCGGCTGGAAAAGCGGTTCTCCCGCGAATACGGCGCTCTGGTCAATCGGGTGATGGCCGGGCAGCCGCTACAGGCTCAAGGGTTGATCGAGTCAGACGCGACCCGGAACCGCGCCGAGCTGGCGGAACGTTACAGCCGGGAGGCCGCGCAGCTGCAGGCAGAGGCCGCCGGGCTACCGCATCGGATGAATGCCAGCCAGGGGCTGGCCGCATTGAAAGCCGCCACGGGGAGGGCGTGAGCATGACCCAACTGATTCCATTCGAGTTCGATCAGCACCAGGTGCGCGTTGTCGAGGCTGACGATGGCGAGACGATGTTCATCGCTGCCGATGTTGCCGCGGCGCTCGGGTACGCCAACCCGCGTGATGCGATCAAACGTCATTGCAGGGGTGTCGTGAAACGCGACACCCCCACGGCGAGCGGCGTGCAGTCGTTCAGCGTGATCCGCGAGCCCGACGTCTATCGCCTGATCGTTCGCAGCAAGCTACCCAGCGCCGAGCGATTCGAGACGTGGGTTTTCGAGGAAGTGCTGCCGGCGATCCGCAAGCACGGCCGATACGAAGCCCCGGCGATTTCGGTCCCGTTCGAGACGGACAACATGACGGCTATCTCTCGCGCCTCTGCCATTGCTGGGGCACTGGATGCGGCCGCCCGGGCGTTCGGGTTCGACGACAACATGCGGTTGCTGTCGGTCAACCAGGCCGTCCAGAAGCGCACCGGCGTCAATCTGCTCGGCGAACTGGGGGCAACGCATCTCCTCAGCCCGATCAATGAGCGCTACATGACGCCGACCGAGTTGGGTCTGCCGTTCGATATGAGTGCGGTTGCGGTCAATCGCGCGCTTCGCGACCTGGGCTATCAGCGCCAGGAGCGTGACGCCAAAGGCAAGGGCTACTGGGTCATGACCGAGCGCGGCCGTGATGCTGGCGGCCGGATGATGGATACCGGTAAGAAGCACGGCGACGGCGTGGCGGTGCAGCAGCTGAAATGGCCGGAGAGCGTCGGTCACGTGCTCGGGGAGGAAGCGGCGTGAAGCGTATCGAAGCAGGGTGTTTGGCTATGTCTACAGGGCACGTTAACGATCCGGAAAACCGCTACAAGTCGGTGCGGGTTCTTTATGACGCTACCTGCGAGCATGACGATCCACCTGACACCGTTTGGTGCGTTGAAGGCGATGTATTTTCCCCGCATTTCGGCCACGGCAAGGCCGATTTTCAGGAAAGGCACCTAATCCGAATCGACGGCGGCGAGCCTGAATCTGTCGACACTCGGGAAGATCTCGAGGTGACGGCATGAACCCGCTTCGGCACAAGATCCAGTGCCCGACGTGCCGGGAGTTCAAGACCGCCGGGAAGATGAAACGCCAGGGCGAGGTGCTGCCGTCTTGCGTCGATTGCCAGCTGAGCAAGCATCGCCCGCACTATCGGGGCCGGAGGTACATGGCATGACGCGATCGACACTACCCAACCGCCCGCGCCGCCGGCGCCCGGCACGCCGCCATTGTGGCCTTTGCGGCCAGTCGCGTGACGCGCTGGGCTTCGAGCCCGGCTCCAGCGTCTGCACGCTGTGCCAGAGCCGCCGGAGGTCTGGCCGATGACACGACACGGCAGCAGCCAAGCGCAGCGGGCGGCCATGCTGGGCGCCAATCCCCGCTTCCAGCTCTATCTTGACGCACGCAAGCGGCATCGCCACAGCCTCACGCTCGAGCAATTGCCAGACGGCACGCACAACGAGGAAGACGCGGCAGACTTCATCCGCAATGCCTGTGGTGTATCCAGTCGCGCGGATATCGATCGCAACATTCACGCGGAGGACGTGCTGCGCCGGATCGTGGCGGACTACTCGGCATGGGAACGACGACAAGCGAGGAGCAGCTGATGGCACTTAACACGAATCCCCGGAAGCCCCGCGCGCGCACGGCCAGTGGCAAACCTCGAAAGAAGCCGGTGGATTGGGAAGGGCAAGAACAGACCAGGCTGATGCTCTGGCTAAGAGGCGAGTTCAACCGTGGCACTGCCGTCGGCCCAGCGCATGAGCACACCTACGCTGTACCCAATGGGGGCAGCCGGCACGGGCTCGAGGCGGCAAAGATGAAGGCCCAAGGCGTTCGGTCGGGCGTATCGGATTTGGTCATCGCGATACCGCGCGGTGGGTATCACGGTCTCTACCTCGAGCTGAAAGCCACACCGCCCCGTGATGCTGACCTGGCTGAATCTCAACGAGTCTGGTTAGAGCGAATGGAAGCGGCCGGCTACTGCGCAAAGCTGGCGCTAGGTATCGAACAAGCAAAGCAGGTGATCGGCGAGTACATGGCAGCGCCGATGACCGCAACACTTGGCGAGAAGGAAATCATTGTCGCCGGCACTGACTGGTAAGCAATAGGGGAGCGGGGGGAGCGATGCGGCAACTAGAGCTGATGGGGATCAATCAACTGCTGGCGGTGATTCGTCGCGAGCCGGAAGAGAGCGCATTACGAGAGCGGGCGTTGCGCCGGTGCCTGGATGAGCTGATCGAGGTCGAGATCGAATGGCGGCTGGACTACCGGCACCTCAATCTTGGGCATCACAATGTGAGCACGATCGCGAACATGGGCGAGGGCCGTAGTGGGATGACGGGGCGAGTCGATCACGTGGGCGAGGCAGCCGAGCGCTTCCGGTATGCCTGCCGTTGGCGGTCAATGGCTCAGGCGCTGCTGGGACACGTCAACGAACGGCAACGGATGGCGCTGCTACTGTCGGGCTATGCGATTACCGGGCAGATCTGGTCACAAAATGCTGGCGGCGATCGGGCTCTGGTGGAAGCTATCAAACAAGGCAACCGAGGGCTGACGCTGGCGGAGGTGTGCGGGGCTCAGCGGATCATCATGACACGGCTGGGTTATCCGATGGGGGCAGGGCAAACGGTGTTTCAGACGGCTGAGGCGCTGCGCAACTCTGCAAAGAATGCTCGGAAGTCGCTGTTATTGGTCGTGGGTGAACAGGCTAGGCTGGCGGCGTGACCGCTAAACTTGGCCAATGGGTCGTAATATTGCATGCCCCAACACCAATACGATAACCACGATAACGCCTATCACGAAAAGAACTGTCGCCAGTGCGTTGTTAGCACTACGGCTACGAGGCTTATCACTGTACTTGTTAGACATGATAATCCCGGCCACGACTGCAATCATGATTGTTATTGCTCCAAGTACCATGTCTTCTCCGCTGTCCGGCGACTCTGAATTTTAAGGGGTCAATGAATAGGTAAAATAACATGGACACTACATGTTGTATCCATGACCGCTTGTAAGTACTATTCAGCTAAGCTTGTATTTCCTGCGCCCTGATCGGTTACGACCGTTCGGGGCGCGTCTGTTTTATTCCCCTGTTCGCCGCCTGTGCCCAGCTCCCGCGTGCTCCCCCACGTTTCCCCGAGCATAGGTGGCAACCTATTCGCGCCACCTGGTTACTGCGCGATCTTGCCGCCCTCGCTGGCGGCTTTTCTTTGCCTGGAGTTTCCCATGCAGTTTCTACGCGACGTCGCACTGATCGGCGGCGGCAGATACCCGCTGCGCGTTCGTCTGGCGTGGGGGGCTCATGTGTCGGATGCGTTCATCGATCGGTTGTTCGAACTGGCGGCCCGGTTCGGCTGGGGCCTCGATCACGTTAACTGGCTGATGGCCTGTATGGCATTCGAGACCGGCCGGACGTTCGACCCGGCCCAGAAAAACCTCGCCGGATCCGGTGCCACCGGGCTGATCCAGTTCATGCCGCGCACGGCTATCGGCCTCGGCACGACGACTGATCAGCTGGCGGCGATGACGGCGGTCGAGCAGCTCGATTACGTCGAGCGCTACTTCGAGCCCTACAAGCTGCGCATCAACACGCTGCCGGATATGTACCTGGCGATCCTGATGCCGGCCTACGTCTCTCGCCCTGGCGGCTCGGTGATGTTCACCGATGGCACCACGGCGTATCGCCAGAATGCCGGGCTCGATGCCAACACGGATGGTCATATCACGAAGGACGAGTCCTCCCAGCGCGTGCAGGCGATGCTGATCGAGGGGCAGCTGGCGGCCAATTCACGCGACGTCTGGCAGGCAGAGGAGGCGGCATGATCGGTTCCCTGATGGCAGCGGCCAATTTCCTGATCGCTGCCGGTCTCATCATCCAGTGCCTGATTGCGCTCAACCGCGTCGATGACGGCTGGACCCGCTTCGCCATCCACTTGGTGATCGCGACCGCCGGCGGGCTGTTGGCGTTTCGTGGTGCCGACATGGCGGTAGACATCGCGCTGAGCGACCGAACGGCCATCGGCCGGTTACTGCTCAATCTGTCGATGATCCCCGCCTGGATACTGATTCACCGGGCTTCGCACAAACGAGGGTAGCCGCGCGACATAACCGGGGATCGAGATGCCGGACCATATCACTGAGCTCTGGCTGACGGTTTCCGCGTTCGCCCGAGAGCCTGCCCAGTCTGCGGCCCTCTGCGCGATCTTCATGTCGTCGTTGCGCGTGTTGACGTCCGGCGGGCTGCGCAAGCCGAAGCGCTGGATCGAGACGTTGATGGTCGGCTTCCTGGCCTGGACCTCGCTGCCATTCATTCAGCACTGGGGATTCGAGGCCGACACCGGCCGTTTCTTCGCGGCTTTCCTGGGCTACATCGGCGTGCACGGCTTCGAGAAGCGTGTCGATCGTCTGCTGGACAACATCGCCGACGTTGCGTCGGCACTGAGGCGGAAATGATTCGATGGATCGGGAGGCTGAGCCGCGATAGCCGGTCGCATCTGCTGGTGGCGGCTGCCTGCTTTGCCTGGGCAGTGTCGTCCCAGATGCAGGTGAGCAGCGCCTACCATCGTTTGGACGCGACTCAGGCCAGCCAGCAGGCCGTGGGCTATGGCCTGTGGTACGCACTGGTTGAGGAGCAGGAGAAGGCCGGCAAGTTCGAGGCCGAGCGCAACATCGCTCGCGAGAAGCTGGCCGACCTGCGCTACCAGTTGGGCGTCGCTGATACGCGGCTGGCTGCCTGCCAGGCCACCACGAACATGACCACCGATGACGGGTTCACCGGTGAGCTGCTGCTGAGAACGGAGCGGAAGCGATGAGCATCATCGATAAAGCGCTCGGCGCTGTGGTCTCACCGATCCTCGACATCGTCGACAAGGCGGTGACCGACAAGGATGAGGCTGCGCAGATCAAGGCCGCCATCACCAAGGAACTCATCACCGAGCGCTCCAAGGGTCTCGACGCACGCATGCAGGTGGTGCTGGCCGAGGCCAATGGTGAGAGCTGGTTGCAGCGCAACTGGCGCCCGCTGCTCATGCTGGTGATCGTGGCCATTGTCGGCAACAACTACCTGCTGGCGCCGTACCTCGGTGCGATGTTCGGCGTGGGCCTGACGCTGCCGCTGCCTCAATCGTTGTGGGATCTCATGACGCTGGGTGTGGGCGGCTACATCGCTGGCCAGACGGCAGAGCGAGGACTCGCCACTTGGCAGCAAGGTCAGGTGGCCAAGGAGCAGGCGAAGAGTGGACGTCTCTCGAGTGAGATCGATGCCCGGTAAGACACGCCGACCGTGTCGCGCCCCTGGCTGCCGCCACACGACGACCGAGCGGCAAGGCTACTGCGAAGAGCACGCCGCCCTAGGCACTGGCTGGACGCAGCGCCGCAAGGGCAAGAGCGGTCGCGGTGGCAGACCATGGCGCCGCAAGCGTGATTCGGTGCTGCAGCGTGACCGCTACTTGTGCCAGCCCTGCAAGCGCAAGGGCATGGTGACGCCCGCCAGTGAGGTCGACCACATCGTCAACCGCGAGGCCGGCGGCACTGATGCCGATACCAACCTCGAGGCCATCTGCGGGCCGTGCCACAAGGCGAAGACGGCGCGCGAGTCGAAGAACGGGCGCGGATGAGATTGATTCTCATGGGTGCACCAAAACGGTGCGCCGAGGGGGAGGGGCGGGTCAAATCTCTGGAGGTGTCGAGCTCGGACACCGCCGCCTCAGTCACTTTTTTATGCGTGAGAAATAACGAAAATTTTCTGGAGGGGCCCAATGTCGAACGCAGCACCGGTTCGGGCCTCCGGTGGAGGTCGCAAACCTAAGACGACCGCCAAGCACAAAAGCTCTCTGACCCGCATTTCTCCGCCGCCGGAGTTGGTCGACGACCAGGCCGTCAGGCTCTGGAAGACTCAATCAAAAATCCTCATCGATCGCGGCACCTTCGAGCTGGAGGATGCTCCGCTGCTGGTCGCCTACTGCAACTCGTTCGCGCTGATGCTCAAGGCCGACCTGAAAATCACCGACTGGGCGGCTGACGACGGCGGCATGGTGGTGGCCACCGCCGACGGCAGTTTCAAGAAGTCGCCCTACGTCGCGGCACGTAACGACTACATCGCGCAGATCTCGCGCCTTGGTTCACTGCTTGGGCTCGACCCGCTCACACGCATACGCATGCTCGGCGGCGGATCCGGCAACGGTGAAGGCGGAGAGGGAGAAAACGAATTCGACGGGTTCTGATCTATGGCCGCCTATCCGAATGTGAACGCGGCTCAGAAATACGCCCGCGACATCGTTGGCGGTCGCATCCCCGCGTGCAGCTACGTCCGCGCGGCCTGTGCCCGGCATCTCGACGACATCCGCGCATCGAAGGCCAAGAGCTACCCATATCGGTTTGATCGTGACCTGGCCGAGCGCGTCTGTCGCTTCATCCAATTGCTGCCGCACACCAAGGGCGAATGGGCCCGCGGCAAGCAGCGCATCAAGCTCGAGCCCTGGCAGCTGTTCCTGTTCTCGGTGGCGTTTGGCTGGGTGCGCAAGAGCGACAAGGCGCGGCGGTTTCGCGAGGTCTATACCGAAGTCCCGAGGAAGAACGGCAAGTCGATCATCGCGGCCGGTGCCGGCGTCTATGCATTCTGCGCCGACAACGAGTACGGCGCGGAGGTCTACTGCGGCGCGACCAGCGAAAAGCAGGCCTGGGAGGTTTTCGGGCCGGCAATGAAAATGGTCAAGAAGCTCCCGAGCCTGCGCAAGCGCTTTGGCATCGTGCCCTGGGCGCGGAAGATCGAGCGCACTGACGGTAGCAAGTTCGAGCCAGTGATCGGCGACCCGGGCGACGGCTCGTCCCCATCGTTCACGGTGGTCGACGAATATCACGAGCATCCGGACTCTCGGCTCTACGACACCATGCTCACCGGCATGGGCGCGCGTAACCAGCCGATGATGTGGGTCATCACCACCGCCGGTTACGACATCGCAGGGCCGTGCTACGAACTGCGCGAGCGCGTCATCGAGATGCTGGAAGGTACCAGCCAGGACGATGAGATATTCGGCATCGTCTACACCATCGATGCCGACGACGACTGGACCAGCGAAGCCGCGCTCTATAAGGCCAACCCGAACATTGGCGTGTCGGTAAAGGTCAACTTCCTCAAGTCGATGCAGGCGCAGGCCATCGCCCGCGCGCGTCAGACCAACAAGTTCAAGGTCAAGCACCTCAACCTCTGGGTTACCTCGAAAGAAGCGTTCTTCAACCTCGAGGAGTGGAAGCGCTGCGGCGACACGACGCTGACGCCCGAACAGTTCGCCGGCTGGAATTGCTACCTCGGGTTCGACCTGGCGCGAAAGCTCGACATGAACAGCATGGCGCGTCTCTTCGTGAAGACGATCGACGGCAAGCGGCATTACTACTGCGTGAGCCCGCGGTTCTGGGTGCCGGAAGACACCGCCCACGATAACGATGACATGCGGATGGCGCAGCGCTATCAGGCATGGATCGAAAGCCAGCACCTGTTCGCGACCGAGGGAAGCGAGGTCGATTACCGCGAGATCCTCGAGACGGCGAAGGAAGTGCACACCGTGACGCCAGCGCTCGAATCGCCGATCGATCCGCACGGCGCGGCAAACCTGTCGCACCAGCTTGAGGACGAAGGGCTGAGCCCGATCAGCATCACGCAGAACTACACCAACATGTCGGATCCGATGAAGGAACTCGAAGCCGCGATCATCGCCGGGCGGTTCCATCACGACGGCAACCCGATCATGACCTGGTGTATCGGCAACGTGGTCGGCAAGCACCTGCCCGGCAATGACGACGTGGTGCGCCCGATCAAGCAGGGCGACCACAACAAGATCGACGGCGCCGTCGCGCTGATCATGGCCATCGGTCGCGCCATGCTGGCGGATCAGGCGACGCAGCCCGACATCGACGGATTCGTGAATAACCCAATCATGGTGGGCATCTGATGGCGCGCAAAGACAATCCGGGCCGCGTCAAGTCGGCCCTTCTCAATTGGCTGGGGGTGCCGCTCAGTCTGACATCGGGAGAGTTCTGGTCGGAGTGGCATGGGCAGTCATCCAGCGGGCGCTCGGTGACGGTCGACAACAGCATGCAGCTTTCGGCGGTCTGGGCGTGTGTTCGCCTAGTGTCCGAGACCATTTCGACCTTGCCGCTCCGGCTCTACCAGCGCAACGGCGATGGCTCCAGAACGGTGGCGAGCAACCATCCGCTTTACGAGGTGCTGACCAAAAGCCCGAACCGCGAGATGACGCCGTCACGCTTCATGCTGATGATCTTGGCGAGCATCTGCCTGTGGGGTAACGCGTTCGTCGAAAAGCGCATGATCGGTAACCGGATCGTGGCACTGGAGCCGTTGCTGCCCCAGCGTGTTTCGGTGAAGCGTTTGGATAACGGAGCGCTGGAGTATCGCTACGTCGACCCGCTGACCGGCAAGCAACGGATCATCGACGAGAACCGGATGATGCATATCCGTGGCTTCGGCATCGACGGCGTATGCGGCTGCTTGCCGATCATGACCGGCAAGAACGTTTTGGGCGCCGCGGCGGCTTCGGAAGAAGCTGCCGCCAAGGTTTTCTCCCAAGGCATGCAGGCGTCCGGCATTCTGAGCGCCGACAACACGCTGACGGAAAAGCAGCGCGACGCATTGAATGCCAACCTGCAGCGCTTCATGGGTTCGAAGAACGCCGGCAAGGTTATGGTCGCCGAGGCGGGCATGAAGTATCAGTCCATCACCATGAACCCCGAAGCGGCGCAGATGCTGGAGACCCGATCATTCGGCATCGAAGAGATCTGTCGCTGGTTCCGCGTGCCGCCGTTCATGGTCGGCCACATGGACAAACAATCGTCTTGGGCCTCCAGCGTCGAAGGCATGAACATGCAGTTCCTGACCAACACGCTGCGTCCGGTGCTCGTCAACATCGAGCAGGAGATTGCCCGCTGCCTGCTCGGCAACTCCGACCAGTTTTATGTTGAGTTCGCTGTCGAAGGGCTGCTTCGAGCCGACAGCGCTGGCCGCTCCACCTACTACAACACCGCACTTCAGAACGGCTGGATGAGCCGCAACGAAGTCCGGAAGCTCGAAAATCTACCGAAGGTCGACGGCGGTGATCTCCTCACCGTTCAGTCGAATATGACTCGGCTCGACCAGGTTGGCCAAAACCCCGGCCAGCCCGATAACACCACGGAGTAACCCATGTCTCGCTTCCTACTTCCGGCCGCGCCGGAGGCTCGCGCACGCGCGGGCGTCCAGTGCGACATCTCTCCGCGTGCGCTCGAGGCATGGAACCCCGGTCTTCATGCCGCCGCCGGCGACGATGCCGAGAACACCATCAGCATCTATGCACCGATCGGAGACTTTTACGGGGAGGGCGTCACCGCCCGCCGCATTGCCGGGGCGCTGCGAGGTGTCGGCAGCACCACCGATGTCACCGTCAATATCAACAGCCCGGGCGGAGACGTCTTCGAGGGGCTGGCGATCTATAACCTGCTGCGCGAGCACAAGGGCCAAGTCACCGTGAACGTAATGGGGCTGGCGGCGTCCGCGGCTTCGTTCATCGCCATGTCTGCCGACGAGATCCGCATCGGTCGCGCCGCATTCTTCATGGTTCATAACGCCTGGACGATCGCCCTCGGCAACCGAAACGACCTTCGCGAGATCGCCGACTTCCTGGAGCCGATCGACTTCGCGATGGCCGACATCTACACCGCGCGAACCGGTATCGCCATCGATGACGTCAAGACGCAGCTAGACGCCGAGACATGGATCGGCGGACGCGCTGCCGTCGATGTCGGTTGGGCGGATGCCTTCCTCGAATCCGACGAGATCGAGGAGAGCAGTAACGCCCGCACTGAATACCGCAACGCCGTCCGCCGCATGGATATCGCCATGGCCAAGGCCGGGCTTCCCCGCAGCGAGCGGCGTTCCCTGATGCAGCAATTCAAGTCCGGCACGCATGACGCTGCCGGAAACGGTACGCCTGGCGCTACCGACCATGAGGCCAAAACGGCCGCAGCCTTCGCCGAGTTCACTTCGACACTCGCGCGCATCCAGTAACCGGCTACCAAGGAAACCCACCATGGCCGATAACAGCAAAACCCAGGCGGAACTGCTCGAGAATGCAACCGCAGCCCTCAACAAGGTCACTGAAGACCTCAAGGGCACTTCCGAACAAGCGCTCCAGGAAGCGAAGAACAGCGGCAAGCTCTCCGCCGAGACCAAGGATACGGTCGACCGCCTGCTGACCACGCAGAATGGCCTGCAGGAATCCGTCAACACGCTGAAAGCGTCCCTGGGCGAACTCGAGCAGGAATACGCCCGCATGCCGCTCGATCGCGCCAAAGGCGCGGCGAAGTCTGCCGGCATGTTGGTGGCCGAGGCGGAAAGCCTGAAAGCCTTCGCCGCCGACCTGCAGGGTAATCGCCGCGTCAGCGTTCCCGTTCAAAACGCGCTGACCACGCCGGACATCGATGGCGACATCATCGCGCCGGACCGTCAGCCCGGTATCGACGTCACGCCAAAGCAGCGTCTGTTCATTCGTGACCTGATCGCATCAGGCCGTACCGGATCGAACACGATCTACTGGGTGCAGCAGAGCGGCTTCACCAACCGCGCCGCCGCGGTCGCTGAGAACACCACCAAGCCCTACAGCGATATCGAGTTCATCGAGAAGATGACCCCGGTGCGCACGCTGGCCCACCTGTTCAAGGCGTCCAAGCAGATCCTGGACGACATGCCGCAGCTGCAGTCGATGATCGACGCCGAGCTCCGCTACGGGCTCAAGTACGTCGAAGAGCAGGAGATCCTGTTCGGTGACGGTACCGGCCAGCACCTCGAGGGCATCATCCCGCAGGCGTCCACGTATTCGGCAGCGTTCACCGTCGAAAGCCAGACCGGAATCGACGATCTCCGCCTCGCGATGTTGCAGGCGCAGCTCGCGCGGTTCCCGGCCAGCGGTCACGTCCTGCACTTCATCGACTGGGCCAAGATCGAGCTGACCAAGGACAGCCTGGGTCGCTACATCCTGGCCAACCCGGCCGCGCTGACCGGCCCGACGCTGTGGGGCCTGCCGGTAGTCGCCACCGAAGCCGCCGCGTTCCAGGGCAAGTTCCTGACCGGTGCCTTCAACGCTGGCGCACAGCTGTTCGATCGCGAAGACGCCAACGTGGTGATCTCCACCGAGAACGCTGACGACTTCGAGAAGAACATGATCTCGATTCGTTGCGAGGAGCGTCTGGCGCTGGCGGTGAAGCGTCCCGAGGCGTTCGTCTACGGCGACTTCACGGTGCCGGCTTCCGGTACCTGATCCACCCGACAGGGCGCCCCGCACCGGGGCGCCCAATGATAGGAGCGTGACATGGAGCTGAAGCTCAAAAAGCCTCTCTATCTCGGCGGTGTGGTCGAGCTGGCGGGGAAGAAGCTAACCACCGGCGACCTTCACGGGCGCGAGCTGATCCGCAAAGGATTCGCCGAGGAAGTCGGCGCCTCAAGTTCAGCGCCGAGCGACAACGATCCGCCCCCGGGCGGCAACGGCAAAGCGCCCACGGTCGACGAGCTCAAGGCCACCGCCACCGAGCTCGGCATCGAGAACGCCGCCAAGCTCAAGAAGGCGGATCTGATCGACGCCATCGAAACCAAGCGCACCGAGATCGCCGCGCGTGAGGAGCAGCTGAAGCTCGCCGCCGAACTGGAGATCGAAGGCGCCGAAGAAATGGAGCCGGAAGCGCTGGCCACCGCCATCGCCGAGAAGCAAAAGAACGGCGGCGAGTAATCGCCGGTATCAAACCCTGAGCCGCCGACTGGCGGCTCACTCATTTCTGGAGCCGACATGCTCGAGCTGGACATCATCAAGCAGCACGTCCGGCTGGAGCCGGAATTCGAGGCAGACGACACGCTCCTCGATACCTATGCCGGCGCCGCCAAGCGCTACGTCGAGCGATACACAGATCGCAAGCTCTACGCCACGACGAGCGAAACCGGCTATGCCGATGACTCCGATGCGCTGCTGCTGGATGACGACATCACCGTCGCCATGCTGCTGCTAATCGGCCACTGGTACGCCAACCGCGAGAGTGTCGTCACCGGCACAATCACGGCCGAATTGCCGATGGCCGTTCAGTCACTCCTATGGCCGTACCGGAGGTTGGGCGTATGACCGACACATCACTACCGTGGCTGAAGCGCATTCATGGAGAGTTGAAGCGTCAGAACGACGCGCTGGACTCCGACGCGCCCAATGACATCGACAAGCTGGTCGCGGCGCTCGATCGCCAGACGGCCGCGATGCACGAGCTGGCCGAGTCAAACCGCGCCGTGGTCGACATGCTGCTGGCACAGGCTGAAGAAGCCGATGGCGCCGACTTGGATACACGGACCCTGCTCGACGGCACGCCGGCGCGCTGAGGAGGCCACATGCAGGCAGGAAAGCTACGCCACCGCGTCGACCTGCAGAAGAAGGTCACCGGCCGAAACCCCGAGACGGGCGGCATCAGTGAAGAGTGGCAGCCGGTCACGACCGTCTGGGCATCGATCGAACCGCTCAGCGCGCGCGAGTTCATCGCCGCTGGCGCGACCCAGGCATCGGTGACAACCCGCATCACCATCCGTTACCGCGAGGGCGTCACCGCCCAGATGCGCGCCGTCAGCCGCGGCAAGATCTACAACATCGAAGGCGTACTACCCGACGACAAGTCTGGCCGGGAGTACCTGACGCTGCCCTGCAGCGAAGGAGTCAATGATGGATGAATCAATGAAACTCGCGCTGCGCCGCACGAAGGATGGCACCGCCTACGCTCTGCATGACGCAGAAACCGGAGAAATCCTGCCAGCCCAGCAGAGCCTCCAGATCATCCAAGAGCCTGGCGATTTGACGAAAGTCGTCGTTACCTTCGTCGCGGATAGTCGTGCTTCATCCCGCGTCCAGATCGAACGAGACGATGGCTGACTCCATCACCTTCGACGTCCAGGGGCTCGACGCACTGGGCGACCGCCTCGAGGGGCTGCAGTACGACATCAAGCGTAAGGGTGGCCGCTTCGCGCTGCGCAAGGCGGCCAACGTGGTGCGGGACCAGGCCATCGCCAACGCCAAGCGGATCGATGACCCGGAGTCGGCGGCGGACATTGCCGAAAATGTGGCCGTTCGCTGGTCGGGCCGCTACTTCAAGCAAACCGGTGATCTCAAGTTCCGCGTCGGGATCATGGGTGGTGCTGGCGGTCGAGCCAAGAGCGATGCGTTGGCCAGCCTGCCTGGCGGCGACACTCGCCACTGGCGTCACGTCGAGTTCGGTACCCAGTATGCCCGCGCCCAACCGTTCATGCGCACGGCGCTGGCCAGCAGCATCGATGCCGCCTCGCAAGAGTTCGTGACGCAGTACGGAAAATCCATCGACCGTGCGCTCAGGCGCGCCGCGAAGCAGGCAGGCAGATAATGCGAACCGTCCCCCTCTATTTCTTCTGCCTGGCTGACGCCGGCGTCCGTGCCGTGTTCGGAGACGCCCCCCGGGTCTATCCGTTCGGGAAGGCTGCCGCTGGCGTCGCCAGCCCCTACGCCACATGGCAGATCATCACCGGCGCGCCGGAGAATTACCTCGCTGATCGGCCCGACATCGACAGCGCCACGATCCAGATCGATATCTACGCCGATGCCGACGACTCACTCATTGCCGGCGTCGTCGCATTGCGCGACATGCTGGAGTCGCACGCCGGCGTGAACATCGCCCGCTGGGGCGACGAAGACACCGACCCAGACACCGGCGCCCGGCACCGATCGTTCGATGTCGACTGGTGGGTGCGGCGCTGACCTGACCACCCAACAACCACCCCACGAGGCCCGCCACTGAGCGGGCCTTTTCATTGCACCAAAGCCCCGCTGGGGCAGGAGATAGCAAGATGTCCATTCTGACCCAGGGCACGCAGGTGTTCATGTTGGCCGGTGGCCAAATCGTGCGCATTCCCGGCGCCACGGCTTTCAACCCCGCCGGCAACCCGCGCGACCAGATCGACGACACCACGCTCGAAGAGACCGTTTCCCGTCAGTACAAGAAAGGCCTCGGAACACCAGGCTCGGCGTCGATCACCGTCAACTCGGACCCTCAGGAGCCGGCCCACGTTCAACTATACGAGATGGCCAACTCCAGGACTGATGAGAACGTCACGTTCTTCGTCGGCTGGTCGGATGGCGACCAGCCGCCGACCGTTTCCGCTGAGACAGTGACGCTGCCCACCTCGCGCACGTGGTTCCAATTCGACGGCTACGTCAGCGACTTCCCGATGGACTTCGCCACCAACGCGCTCGTCAGCTCCCAGATCACCATCCAGCGCAGCGGCGACGGCAAGTGGACGCCGAGAACGCCCGACGCTGGCACCGGCACTGGGGAGTAATCGACAGCCATGCAGCTATCTATCGACAACCTCAAGCAGCAGGGCGCCTTCACCGGCGCCCCGGTCGAGAAAACCATCGAGTGGACGCAGGACGGCGAGACGTTCAGCGCCACGACCTACGTCCGGGCGATGTCCTACCACACAGCCGTCAGCGATATCGCCTCGGCGCGTAACGGCAGCGATGCCGTGGCCGGCCGCATTGCCGCCTGCATCTGCGATGCCGAGGGCAAGCCCGTGTTCACCGTGGCGGACATCACCGGCGATGCCGACCCCGAACGCGGTGCGCTCAACGGCAACCTCACGATGGAGCTTCTGCGCGTGATCGGTGAGGTCACCGGCCTGGGAAAGAACCGGACGAGCTCGACGCCGAAGCCGAACTCTTCCACGAGCTCGTCCTCAACGGCATCGGCGGCCGCTCCATCGAAGAAGCGCGCCAGCGCCTCAGCTACGCGGAAGTCCGCCAATGGTCAGCGTACCGGCGAAAGCACGGCGGACTGAACCAGGGCGAGAAGATCGAGCGCGCCGTCGCTCAGCTCACCACGATCTATGCCAACTCGCACCGGAAGAAAGAGGTCGAGCCGTTCGGCCTTCACGACTTCGTGCCGCACCTGGAGCGCGAATCGGAATCGCTCGAGCAGGCCATGGCGACGTGGCATTGATTACATAATTGAAACACAAGGTGACGATGTGTAATGTTCTCTGCGGGAACAATGCAGGGAAATCCAATGAAAAAGACATTTATCGCTATTGCAGTGGCTGGTTTGCTTGCCGGATGTGCGTCATACGGGAATCAAAAACTCGGAGATGAAACCGAAGCAACTGTTTCGAGTAAAATCCATGAGGATGAGACAACCCAAGCTGATCTGCTCAATATGCTCGGTAGTCCGACCGATAAGTCATTTCGAGAGGATGGTAAAGAGGAGTGGACTTACGTCTATTCCGATGCGTCAGCTGACGCCGTGAACTTCATTCCTTTCGTTGGGCTGTTCGGTACTTCTACTTCCGGCACCTTGAAGAAGCTGAACGTCATCTTCAATGAAGATGACACGGTCTGGCGATACGCCATGACGGAGTCAGCTAACGACATGAAAACCGGCGTCTTTAAATAGTCGGGCTTCAAATTCAATGCGGGCGGTATGAAACCCCGTTACAGTCTGGGAAACAGTAACGGGGGAACCATGGAAATATTGATCGTCACGATACTGCCGATCATCGGCTACTTCCTGCCAACCATTATCGCGGTCATGCGCAGTAAGCGGAACACGCTAGCTATTGGCATTCTTAACCTGCTGCTGGGCTGGACGATCGTAGGTTGGGTGGTGGCGCTGGTATGGTCATTCACTCACGACAGCGCAGATGCCGGCGGCCGCAAGGCGTTGCTTTCTCTCGAGCAGAGCCTCAACAATAAGCGTAAAGCTTTTGCGGCCCTGGTGATCATCGGTGGAATCGTTTTCATGTATTTCCTTAGCCAGAGCGAGCGAGCAGACCGGGCTCAACCGGTGAGCCATGAACAACCGACAGAGGGAAGCGAGACCCGCGAACTCTGACACCTACGCTGATAACACTGACCGCCTCCGGGCGGTTTTTTATTGCCTGGAGGAATGATGGCAACCCGCTCACTCGGTCAACTGACGCTGGATCTGGTGGCGCGCATTGGCGGCTTTACCGGTCCGCTGGATAAGGCAAAGCGAGCGGCCAAGTCCGACATGGCAGATATTGCTAAATCGGCAAAGGCCGCATCCACTGCAGTATTCGCTATTGCTGGCACAGCAGCTGCGACGGGTACTGCAATCGTCGCGTTTACGAAGCACGCAGCCGATAACGCGCGCGAGCTGAAAAACCAAGCCGCTCTCGCTAATGCCTCGACCGAAGAAATACAGCGCTGGAATTACGCCAGCCAACAGGTAGGAGTCGAACAAGAAAAGCTGGGTGACATTCTCAAGGACGTGAACGATCGCGTCGGCGAGTTTCTCAGCACCGGCGGCGGAGAGATGAAGGATTTCTTCACCAATATCGCTCCCCAGGTGGGAGTGACGGCCGAGCAATTCCGCTATCTTTCAGGACCCCAGGCGCTGCAGCTGTATTACGACAGCCTTGAGAAAGCCAATCTGTCCCAGCAGGACATGACGTTCTATCTCGAGTCCGTCGCTGATGAAACCACGGCGCTCATTCCACTATTGCGTGATGGCGGTAAGCGTCTGGGTGAGATGTCGGAGGAGGCTGACCGGCTTGGGCTGGTTCTCAGCGAACTGGATCTCGCCCAGCTTGAAGAGTTCGCGCGCCAGTTCGATCGCATATCCAGCCAGATCAGCACCATCGGGAACATGTTGGCGGCTGACTTGGCGCCGTACCTGACGGTCGTCGGTGATCGAATTGAAGCCGTGACCGAGAACTCCGAGGAACTTGGCGCAGTCTTTCCCAGGGCCATTCGGGATAGTGTCGAAGCGGTCGGTTGGCTGCTGGACGCCATCCACCTGCTGAACGTCCCGCTACAAGGCATGCAGGCGTTCGCGGCAACTATTGCCCAGGCCTACACCACCGCATTCGTGACGATTCAGGATGCTGCGACCACGGCGCTCGATTTCATCGCGGGAGGTCTCAATGAGATCATCGAAGGGTTCAATCACCTGCCTGGCGTCGATGTCCCGCTGATCGGCAATTTCAACGACTCGCCCTACATGCAGGGCGTCCGCGAGATGGCTGCCGAAGTCGCCGAGCGGGCGGAAAAACAACGGCAGGATCTGCGCGACGCGATCGATGCGCCGTTGCCCAGCGATGCCATCGACGACTACCTCGCCGATGTCGATGCCAAACTGGCTGCATTCCGTGCCGAGCAAGACGGTAAGAAGCTCAAGCCGCTCGATGACTGGCTATTCAAGCCGCCGTCGAAATCGATAGGTACCGGCACAGGCACTAGCACTGAATCGTCTGAAGTCGACGACCTCAGCGACAGTTACCAAAGCCTGCTGGATCGTCTCTATCCGGTCGTGGCTTCGCAAAAGCAATTCGCCGAAGAGATGGAGCAGCTCGATCTTGCCAAGAAGGCTGGGGACGTCAATGACCTCGCCGATGCGCAAGAGCGACTACGAGGCAGCTATCAGAGCGACAGCACCGCCGACGAAACCTACGGCTTCATGCAGCCTGATACTAGCGGCATGGGAGCGGGGGAAGGTGACGACGACGCATGGAGCCGTTGGCTGGAGAGCGCCGAGAACGCGTTCACCGACTTCGACAACCTCAATGCCCAGGTCGCCGAAGACTTCACAAGCCGATTTGGCGATGCCATTGAAGGTATGGTTTTCGATTATGAAAACCTCGGCGACGCGGTTTCCGGTATTGCTGATGGCATGGCGCGGTCGGTAGTCAATGCGCTGGGGCAGATGGCCGCGCAGTGGCTTGCTTATCAAGCCGTCCAGTTGGTCGTGGGCAAAACAACCCAGTCGACTGCGGCGGCCTCGATGGTGGCCACGGCGCAAGCACAGAGCGTGATGGCTGGGCTTAACGCGTTCACATCGACCGCTGCTATTCCTATCATCGGCCCGCCTGCGGCACCCGCTGCCGCCGCGGCTGCCGTGGCAGCTACTCAACCAATGGCCGCTGCTGTCGGGAGCTTCGCTCTGGCGGGTATGGCGCATGATGGTATCGACTCCGTACCAGAAACCGGCACCTGGCTGCTGCAGCAAGGAGAAAGGGTCACCACGTCCGACACCAGCGCCAAGCTGGATCGCACCCTCGACAACGTCCAGTCGCGAATGGCGGAACCCGGCGAGTCGGGCGGCTCAGCTTCACTGCCAGCACCGAACATAAGCGTTGATGCCCGGGGCGCTTCGGATCCTGCGGCGATTCGTCGTGCTGCCGAGCAGGGCGCCGAGATGGGATACCGCCGCGTACTGGAGGATTTCAAAAGCAACGGGCCGGGTCGCCGGATGTTGAAGGTCTGAGGAGAAACCCATGATCGAATGGCCCGAAGGCCTCAAGCCGTACAAGATGGACTGGGGCCGGGTGTTCAATAACCGCGGCTTCACGTCCACGTTCACGAAGTCGCAGCAAATCCGGACCTATCCGGGTGCTTACTTTCAGTGCTCGCTGCAGTTCCGCAACCTGTTCGAAGCGGACGAGCGGCGCCTGACGACGTTCATCGGGCAGCTGCAGGGCATGGCCGGCACGTTCAAGCTCTACCCGTGGCGGCGTGCGGTCGCGACCGCAGCCGGTACCGCACGCGTTAACGGCAGCGGCAACGCCTCCGGCACCGTGCCGAGCCGGGGGTGGAAGCCCAGCACCAAGGTACTCGCCGCCGGCGACTACATCACCATCAATGATCAGCTCCTCGAGGTTCTACAGGACGTGACCAGCAACACCCAGGGCAATGCGACGATCAGCGTCTCGCCCTGGCTGCGACTGCCGCCCTCCGACGGTACCGAGATCAACTACACCAAGCCCTACGCTGTCATGCGGCTGACCAGCGACGAGCAGGGTATGTCCATCGAACCGCTGATCGCCGGTGGCACGCTCGACTGCAGGGAGGCGTTCTGATGGCAGCGTTCCCGTTTTCCGATTCGATGGTGGAGTTGCTGAGCCGCTCGACGGTCAAGCTGGCCTACGCCTGCGAACTGGATTTCCAGAGCGGCATGGTGCGGGCGCACACCGGTACCGGCCCGCTGATCATCAACGGCGAGACGTTCGATGGCGTCGGAACGTTCGGGGATATCTCCTCGACGAAAGAGCAGCTCGACAGTGGATCGCCGGCCAACGTGACGCTGACGCTTTCCGGACTGGATGCCCAACTGATCGCCGGCACCCAGGTGGAACGGTGCCGGGGCCGCTTTGGGCGCCTGCTGCTGGTAGCGATCGATGACGACGGCAGCTACGCCGCCGACATTCTGTTCAGCGGCAAGATGGATGCTGCGCAGTTCAGCTACGCCGGCAGCGAAGACGACAACGCCATCAGCGTCACGATCACGGATCGGATGGCAGACTGGCAGCGCCAGGGCACCGAACGCTGGACCGACGAGAACCACCGGCAGCGCCATCCCGGTGATCGGTTCTTCTTCGCAGTGGCCCAGCTCGCCGACTGGCCGATATATTGGGGATCGAAGAAAGATGCTCCGAGTTTTAGTTACCCAAAATAGGTCCTAGTTCAACGCATGAGAGGACTTCGATAGGCTTTCCCATCGCCTGCATTGCTTGCGCTTTTGCTTTCCTCCTCGCTGCGGGCTCATTCTCGGCTTCAACCTTGAGAGTCAAGGATCTTCTGCCGATGCATTCGACTTGGTAGCGCTTCATATCAATCCCCTTTGGATAGCATTAAGAATGAAACGATACCCCAACTGGCCACGCCAGCTACAGCAAACCCTACAAGCCGCCCGCGAGGCGGCTTTTTTGTGGGGCGAAAGCGACTGCTGCCTGTTCGCCGCCGATTGCTGTGTCGCCATCTGCGGCGTCGATCCGGCGGCGGAATATCGCGGCCGCTACCAGACCGCAGTCGGTGCCAAGCGCGTACTGGCCAATACCCACGGCAGTCTCGAAGCAGCGTGGGACGCGTGCTTCGAGCGCGTTCCTGTCGCCCAGGCCATGCGCGGTGATGTGGTGCTGTTCGAGGCGCCGCTGGGACGCTGTGTCGGCGTGGTCTGGTCCGGCGGGATCTGGTGTGTCACCGAAGAAGGTGCGGCCCGGGCGAAAGCCGAGCCGCTGATCGCCTGGCGGGTCGAGGCCCGCGACGAGCAGAACGAGGAGTAACGGATGGGCAAGGCGGTCAAGGCGGTAGCCAGCGTCGCGGTCGGTGTGGCCGTCGGGTTCGCCACCAGTAATCCGTGGGCAGGGTTCGCCGCTGGCGCGGCGATGTATGCATCCAGCTCGCTGACGCCCAAGGTCGATATGGGGGCCAGTACCCAGACCGAACTCAAGCAGGTAATCCGCTCGAGCAAGGAACCGGCTCACTTTCAGTTTGGCCGCTGTGCCGTTGGCGGGCTGCTGGCGTGGGCGCAGGAAGAAGAGGGCGACCAGACCAAGCGCGAATGGCTGCACATGGTCTACGTGCTCAGCGAGGGTGGAATTGAATCCCTCGACGAACTCTATCTGAATCAGGAGCTCTCCAGCGCGGCTGGCGATCGCGTGCGCTTTGCCCTGATCCGAAATCCATCCGCCGCCGACCAGTACCTGCTCGACAACTCGCCGGACTGGCGCGACAGCCAGATCGGCAAGGGCCTGAGCTACGCGCGGCTATCGCTGAAATATGATCGCGACTACTTCGCCAGCGGTATCCCCACGCCGCTGTTCGTGCTGCGCGGCAACCGGGAAATCTACGATCCGCGCACCGAGACCACCGGCTACAGCGAGAACTGGGCGCTGGTGATCCTGTGGTATCTGCGTGAGCGCCTTGGCGTGCCTGATGACGAGATCATCTGGGAGATGTTCATCTCGGCTGCCAACGTCAGCGACGAGACCGTCACCAATCCGGACGGCAGCACCGAAGCGCGCTACACCATTGGCGGCGGCTTCAAGGCCGATACGCGCCGGGACCGCGTGCTGGCCGACATGGAAGTCGCCGGCGGTGGCCAGGTGGTGCGCATCGGCGGCAAGTTCGGACTGATGGCGGGTGCCTACTACGGGCCCTACGAACTGACGATCGACGAAGACATGGTGATCGGCGCCGTCAGTGGCCAGACCGAGGTCGCCCAGGCCGACGCGGTCAACACCATGACCGGCAAATTCATCGACCCCGATCAGCGCTGGACCGAGACCGACTATCCGGCGGTGAGCGTTGCCGAGTGGATCGAAGCCGACGGCGGCCCCATAGAGGACTCGCTAGATCTGCAGTACGTGTTCTCGCCGTACCAGTCACAGCGGCTCGCTAACATCGCGCTACGCCGCAAGCGTGCCGGCGGTGGCCTATCGTTGCCGCTCAACTTCCGTGGCTACGCCTGCCGCCCGGGTCGCGTCGTGCGCGTCTACCTGCCATCGATCAACATCGACGGCGAGTTCCGCGTCACTGACTGGGACTTCCACGGTGACAGCGGCTGCAAAGTCACGCTGCAGGTCGAAGACCCTGAGATCTACGACGACGCGGTGGGCGAGCCCTACGATCCGCTCGGCTTCATCTCGTTGCCCACCGGTGGCATCGCCGCGCCTTCCGGGCTGACCTACACGCTGGAATCCATCGGTGAAACCGTGCAGGGCCGGCTGGACTGGTCCGCCGTCAGCGGGGCGCAGAGCTACAGCGTCGTGCTGAAACGAGACGGCCAGGCGGTGCAAGCGATCGAAGTGCCACCCAGTGCCACCACCTGCACCATCGGTGGCCTGCCGGCGGGGCAGTACGTCGCCGAGGTGCGCACACGGGGCTCGTTCGGTCAGTCTGGCGCGGCCACGGTGACGTTCAGCGTCAACGCACCGCCGATGCCGGACAGCGTCGTCGTCCAGGTCACCAACACCGAAGTGACGTTGATCCCGCAGCTCGCGTGGAACGGCACCCCGGTCTCGTTCCGGTTCTACTACTCGCCGACGTTGCTCGACATCAACGCCGTGCGTGGCTCTGCTCAATTACTCAGCACCGGTGCCAGCCTCGTCCATACCGGCCGCAGCTTCGGCACGACCTATTACTACTGGATCGAGAGCGTGAATGCCTACGGGCATAGCGACCTGTTCTTCCAGGAAGTCGCGACGACGAGCGACTTTACCGAGATCTTCGGCGCCATTCAGTCCGACATTGAGAAAGAGGGCTCGCTCTACGATGTCATCGTCAACGGCGTTTCGCCGGGGGTGATCGATGAAGTCGGCGGGCAGATCACGGAAGCGGCCGAGGAGGCAGTTAAGCCGTTCCGCGACGAGCTGGACGACAACACAGAGTCGATCGGTGAGCTGCAGCACGCCGATCAGGAAACCGCGCTCAAGCTGCTGCTGATCAAAGCGGGCGGCGAGGCGTCGGCGTCGACTCTCCGCGTCGAGCAGGTCGTTCGTGCCGGGCTGGCGCAGCAGGTCACGACGCTCCAGACCGGGCAGTCGAGCCTGATTCAGCGGATGACAGTTGCTGAGAACGAGCAGGGATCGCTCGCAGAGCTGACAAACGAGCTTCAGACCGGACAGGCCCAGGCCAATACTCGGCTTTCCACTGTTGAGACGACCCAGGGTAGCCAGGCCACGTTGATCAACCAGGTCAAGACCGCCCAGGCTAACGTGCAGGACGAGTTCTACGCGATGTGGGATCCGCAGAAGAACTCATTCACGTCGACTGCGCTCCGTGTCGTCGATGTCGGCGGTAAGAAAGCAGTGCTCGGCATGCGGTCCAACGGCCAGGTCGCAGAGATCGGCGCGGTCGCGGATCGCTTCTACATCTACAACGAAGTGTCTGGCCAGATGGTGCTGGCGTTCGTCGTGGAGGGTGGTCGCGTAGTGATACCGGAAGCGCTGATCGGCACCGTAAAGTTCGGAAAGCTCGTCAGCGACACTGGTGAAGTTCTGATCCAGAACGGGAAGATCAAGGCGAAGTTCCTCGACGCGGACAACATCACCGCCCGCGAAGTGATCTCAAGCGTCACCGCTGGTAATGGCCGGCCCGCTTTCGCGCTGCGTAAGAACGGATCGTTTGAACTGAATGGCACATCCAGCGGTGGTCAGTTCCGTATCGATGGTCCGTTGGCCACGGTCAGGGATTCTAACGGAACATTGCGAGTGCGCATGGGAGTGTGGTGATGCCAGCAGGACTTCAGACCTGGAACGACAACGGCCTTGCGCTGGATCTCACGACCCGATTGCCCAAAGTTCTGGGGCGGGTCTACTTCCCCAGCTTTTCCATCACTGGCTCTGGCGGAATCCCGTCGGGGTTGAACGGTAGCCTGACGGACACTCGCTTGGGTCAGGGTCAGCTGTTCTATTTCTTCACGCCAAGCGGTAACGCCAAAGCGTTCTATGACGGCTGGGCAGCGCTGGGGCCAGAGGTGATGCTCTCGGGAACTCGTCTCAGTTGGCAATGGGACGCCGACACGGTGCGCGCCTGGAATGGCGCCACTGTGGGTTACGGTGAGCAGGCTGGCGACAGTTATCTGAACTACGGGATTTTTTGATGCCAGCCGGATTCCAGGTTTTCACTCACGATGGAAACGTACTGCAGATCGATGATGAGTCGATCGTTTATAGCCTACGACGATCGGGAAAGGTGATCTGCTCACAGAACATTTTCGGGCTTGATGACTATGTCGGGATGCTCGATATCACTGGGTACAACAACCCCATCGCGGCAATTCAGAGCTCAACGGCGTGCGCGGCGGAGATCGTCAGGCCCAAGGGAGAGTTCCTGCCATACGGGAGCAGCGGACGGACCTACCTTAAACTGACCTGCAATAGCGCGAACGCGCAGATCCAGTATTACGTTTTCGATCAATGGACGGCGCCCCGCGGCAACAGTGGCGTTGAGGTATTCGATAGCAGCGGGAACGTCATTTTTCATAGCGATTGGCATTTGATGGATGTCGTCGATTTCCTCAATGTGCCAGCGGGGCAGCCATCTCGCACTGGAGAGCAGGACGCTGGTGCCGTATCGAGTAATCGCGCACTTGCCAAGACGCTAAACCGTGTCAGAACAACCGCCGGACAGGGTGGCGCGCCTGTCACTTTCAAAGATTCGGTGCGTATCTCGGGAGGACGAGCGCTTGTCACTTCC